AGTGATTGCCAAGTAGAAATAATAATATCTTTCTTTGTATTCTTGTCCTTACCAGAATAAATCTGATGCATATGGTCGTCAGCATTCCAACCATAATCTTTGAAGTCCTTCACCATCTGCTCTACAAGAGATGTGGTAGGCACAATAATTAGAATCTTAGAACCACTTTCATAATACCAACGCACAAGAGAATAAATCATCAGAGACTTACCGGAACCTGTTGGAGATACAAACAGACCGCGATTGTTCTTGATAGCTTTATACACTGTGTCATACTGATAATCTCTAGGTTTGACCTTAGAGATATCTTTCATAAATCCTTTGATACCGCGAGCAGTAGCATCGTTCGTCTCTACTACATCGCCGTAATATTTATTGCCAACATACTCAATATCGTATGACCTCTTCTCAGCAAAGTCTTGTATTTGAGATAAGAGACCACAATATATTTCACCTGTACCGGGGGAGTACAGGCGGATAGTTCCATCCCAGTGTCGATACCTAGGATTGCGTCTTAGAAACTTTGCCTCAGGAAGTTCAAATGTAAAGTAGTCTGATAGTTCCTGATGGACGTGTGGTTCACCTATTACTTTGAAGTAAACCTCGTTCTTTTTCTGAATGGTGATGACAGACATTATAACCCATTAGTAAATTTCTCCCATTCAATTGCGTTCTTTACCAGGTAGTTTCGCTGGGTGATCATCTTCATTACATTATCAAGATAATTAAGCATCACATCGATTAACTTAATTCTGCTTTCTATGTCCAGAATATCTTCATCTGAATCTAGATATACCCTCATCTTTTCAGAAGTCTTAATGCTGGCACCAAATGGTTTCTCAGCATATACTTTTGCGTCTGCCTCCCCTCCGTAATACTCTCGCTTCTCTCTGATGAGTTTTCTAAATTCAAACTCCAGCGACACTTTCATCAATGAAAGATCGCTATGATGGTTTAAGTATTTATTGTGTTGAAAGGGGGTGTCTAACGAGATAACACTTAGGTTCTCAGCGTATACACCATCTTTAATTTCAAAATCAATCTGACTATCCTTCTTCCATTCCTCTTTTATATGGTCAAATAATTTAGCAAGTTTTTCAATTCGGGTCATACACTTTAAAGCTATTATCACGGAAACTCATTTGGGCATATTTGAATGATGCCTGTGCTGTAACAACACTCTCTTCCCCTATTGTAGCATCAAATTGAATTTGAGACAAGGAATATGGGAATAGGTATTGGAAGTCTGCTACAAGGTTTGGATTAAAATTAGATGTAAGAATTGTTAATTGTGCGTTGGATAACTCAAGCAAGTCTTGATTTTCAGACTGTCCGTTTTTGCGAATCCAATTAAATATCTCAGCATAATTATGCATGTCTTCATCAATAATAAAAGATGCTTGAAGATCTCCATAACTTACACCACCTCCACCAATAACAGGGAAAGATCTAAACCTAGTTGGCACATCAGTAAATGGAACTGAGATGTCGGGAAAATTAATTGCTTGGCAAAAGAACTCCGTATTAGGAAAAATTTCAAACTCCATTTTAAATCCTTGTGGAGATAAAAAATTTCTGTTTTTTGGTTGTTCGTTATACCAGTCTGCCATTATTTTTCCCTATAATAATCCTCCCATAAGTAGTCTTCCACCTCATACAAAGGGCAGGGTTCTTCAAATAGGATATCCATTCTATATTTATTGACTCTCTCCAACAACTCTAGAAGATCCTTATCTTGCATACTCGTCTATTTTGTCAAGAATTCTGTTTAATTCGTAGTGTGCTCCGTCGTGCCACTCACCACCTTTATTTGTATGCGTTCCATTATAAAGTTCATTCTTACATTTTAAAACAAAATTTTTAATCTCGTCTCTAGTCATAGTATTTCTAGGCACAAGCACTTAAGCAATTACAACTATGTATAAAAAAAGGACCCCCCTGAGGGAGTCCTGTGTCGGTTTGTGAATACAGATCACATAAGGTTCTCGATACGAACTCTTCTGTAATACTGGTTGATACCTGCAGTAAGGTTGTCCTGATCGGGAACACCTGCAGAACGCTCAACGAATGGGTTGCTGACCATGCCGTAGCGGGTCTTGAACGCAATCTTGGGCTGGAAGGTGTTAGGATCGATGCTGCGTAGTTGCTGGAGGGGAACATATGGGCAGTAGAATAGACCTGCGTCATATGGGTTGGTTCCCTTATAACCCATTACATAGTAGTGGGTGTTGGAAACGTTAGCAGAATAAGGATCAACATAGACCTTGATGCGACCGTTCATGGTTCCTACTAATAGGTTACCGGTGTCATCAACTTCACCAATGGTGTTGGACTGTCCGATGTTGGAGCTGTAGTCAATGACATCCATCATTGCTAGAGCGGAAGCAACGTCAGCAGAGGTGATGATGAAGTTACCCTTTCCTCTACGAGTTTGTTGAGCGATAGCGTTAGCATCACGCTCCATCTGGAATACTAGTCCCTTCCATTTCTCAGCGAGCCAACGACCGTTGGAGTCAACGTCTAGGTCAAAGATACCAGGAGTAGCAACGTTGTTCTGAGCACCTTGCTTAGCAACACCATATACGGTACGAACAACTTCTCTGTTGATTTCAGCAAGAATCTCGCTAGAAAGAAGGTTAGCAAGTTCTGCTTCAGCGTCAAGACCATGGATTGCTCTGAGGTCTTGTGCTAGTTCTAGAGTGTACTCAGCTTTGAGTGCTCTTGTCTTAGCGAAGACGCTGGTCTTTTCAATCGAGAAATTCATCTCGTTGAATAGATCTGTTCCGTCAGGATCTCCTAGATTTTCAGCAACGCTTCTCTCAATACCGCGAGCCTTAGTACCAGGATTATCACCAGCAGCTACGCTATCACCAGTTACGGTTTCGTATGCGGTATAATCATTAGCACCAGCGGTATCTGTTAGGAGACCGGGGTTGGCATTAGGATTAGAAGGATTAACTGTACCAAGTTCATTGGTTGTAGTTGGATCATAACCAGTGGTATCATTATTACCAGGACCAGTTGTATCAGCTGAGAAGTTGAAATCTGGTTCGTTGTACATTGCCTCACGACCACCGCGTGGGTTGCCACCTGAACCTCTTTCTTGGTAGTGTGACTTCATTGCAAAGATAAGTCCAGTAGGACCGCTCATTGGTTGAACGCCGCAGATGTCATATGCCATTAGATTAGGCATTGCGCGACGTACAAGACCCATTAGAATTGGATCGAAACCTGCAAGACCACCAGTTTGTGGGGTGTTTGCTAGGCTATCACCGGATAGACCAGCTGGTCCAATTGCTCCGGCAGATGCTGGTGCTTCAGTAAGGAGACCTTTCTCCTCCATTAGCATATTTTTTGTGTTTTCTAGTAGTTGAGCGGTTACAAACTTTCTATGATTATCTTTAATCTGACCTGCAGATTGTTCTTCAAGAACTTTTGACCACCTATTTACTAGAGCCTTTGGTGTGTTTCCCATGGTTTTTGCTCTGTGTTTAAGTGTTAAGTGTTATCATCAAGACCAGTTGCGGAGTGCAGAAACGATTGCATCATCCATTGGATTGAATGATCCATCAATTTCTGTGTCTGCTACTGGGTTTTCATCGATGGAAGGTGCTTTGGGTGATTCCGAAGTGAAATATGATTCCTTAATCGTTGTAAGCTTCTTGCTATAATCAGCTTCTGATTTGAAATCAACACCTTCAGCAAGTGCTGCCATCTTTTCTTTCTGAGTATCAGCTAGACCTTCTGAAATTTGATTCAGAATTACAACGCTTTTTACTTCAGAGAGTTGCTTACTAATTTCAATATTGCTCTTAACTTGTTCGTTAAGGCGGTCTTCCATTTCACGAATAGTTTCAGCCATTCCTTCTACGACATCAACTTTGTCGTCAGGAATATTGACGTGGTTCGCACTTAATACATTAAGGAAACCAGAAATGAGTTCCTCATTAAGTTCGTTTTTGATACCACGATCAATCGCTACTTGGTTTTCTTCCAACCAGCGGTTAATAGCGTAGTTCACTGTGCCATCAACTTCCTCGCTAATTTCTGCCTTGGCAGTCGATACCTGCTTATCAAGTTCAGTGGCAAAGTGTTCTACAAGTCTGTCGTACTCCTCATTGATCTTAGATTTAACCGCTGCTTCAAAAATGGTTGCAATCTTCTCTTTGTACTCTTCAGTTAATTCTAGACCTTCTGTGAGTGCTTTTACGTCGTCAGATACATCAAATCCTTCGAATGATGGTCTGATTGGATATGTTACTGCTGCTCCCGTAGATGTGCCATAAGCAACATCAGCACCAACGGTAGGAGCAGTATCCATGCCAGTCTTACCAGCACGGAGTTGAGGGTCATTAGTAATTTGGGAAATTGGAGCAGCAGCCTTAGCACCAGGATTCTCCTCTCCATCTTCATCATTACTGTGAAGTGGTGCGGATGTGCTACCACCTAAATCAGTAACAGATTGTGCTCCAGGTACAACGCCAGTTCCTACTGTTGGAGTAGGATCGCTTGACATTGTATTGCGCTGCTGGGGATCACCCGAAACAGCGGATGGGTCTGAACCAGAACCAGGAATTACGTCTGCCTTCACAGTTGGAGCGGGTTCCGCTGTCATTGTTGGCATACTTTCCATCAAATTGTTCTGAGTTACAAACTCACCAAACTTTTCGTTTAACATATCTGACATCTGAGTTTCCCTCTTAACTTTGATATTTAGTGCTGTAGTTATTTATTAAATTAATTTGTTTGAGACATACGTCTCAAACGCTTTCACAATGCGCTCTTGGAGCTCATGTGATGGGGCGGTATCTATGCTGCGCTTTATTTCTGAAATGTGGCGTTCTTTTAGGATGCCACCTTCCCATACCCATTCTTTACCTTCCATGATTCCATTAATAAATGCATCAGGAGCGGAAGGATCTGCTACAATATCAGCAGCAGTGGCGAGCATAAAATCGTCACGAACATAATTAGCACCATTCTTTTCTTCTAAAGAACCCATACCTCTGGAGGAAACTCCTAGCTTCACACCTTCATTAATTAGATTCTTTGCCAATGCGCCTTGTGGCATTGACTCTAGAATTTTTGCTTTACCAATAAAATTATTTCCCTCTTTTCTTAGGGATGTAATTTTGTGTGAAATAAGATGTAAGTTGATAGTTGGACCATCAGGGTGTCCCAGTTCTCCAACTGCTCTACCAGACTTTACATACTCTTCGTTATATCTATCAACTTCTCTCTCTAGAACTGATAGTGGATAGATTCTACCATTACGATTTTTAATCTCGGACTGAAGAAATACTCCTTCAATATACAGATTCTTTTTGCCGCCAGATTCTTCAGTAAGAATCTGAACGTGTTCAAAATTTCCTTCTGTAATTAGTTTCATTCTTCTGGTTCCTCTGTGGTATTATCCATAATCTCGTCATACATTGTTTGAGCAACTACTTGTTTGTAGGTGTCAATAACTTCTGACGATTTAGCAAGCATCACATCATTGAGAAGGTCAATAGCAGTTGCACGGTCGCCATTTGAAATGGCATCCACTGCCTTCTCTAGAGATTGATTAGTATCAGACATAACTATAATTGGTTAGCAATATTATTTATTTAGACGAAGAACTTGGTTTAGACGCTGGAGGTTTAGGCGCAGCCTTCATTTTCTTCATCTCACGTTCATGGTCTGCGGCAGCAATTTCTTGCTCCCTCTCATGATCGTCAGCATCTGCTTGTGCTTCTAACTCAGGAGCAAAAGCATCATTCTGTCTATCCATCATATCAAATGTATTAATATCAGCAGGTGACATAGCAAGACCAAGATTAATCTCAGCGTTCATTTGCTTATCAATCTCCTTATATTCTTTCTCACTTTGCTGGAGAACGTGCTTACGAATCCACTCAATAGAAACATATTTACCAACAAAAGGATCAAACTGTGTGGCAATTTGAATTCTTTGTAAGTTAAGTTCTGCTTCTTTAAGTTCGTTAAAGTGATTGTCAAAGAGGAAGTCATATTGAATATGCTCTTTCATATCCTCCCAATCATCGGGAGTAATCACACGCTTGAGAATAAGTTGTGTCTTCAACATATCATTGAAGATTTCACTAAACCTCTTACGGAGACGACCGATAAACTTGGTGAACTTTAGTTCATCTCTAAGCACCTCAGTTGTCTTACCAAGATTAAATCCTTTGTTATCGTCAGTTAGACGTGAAGGTGGTAGGTTGAGTGAGTTGTAAAGTTTCTTTTTGAAATACTCAAGGTCTTTGAGTTCTCCAAGATTTTGTCCGCCTGGTAGTACAGAAATTTCAGTTCCTCTACCACCCTCACGACGAGGAAGCCAGAAGTCCTCAAGCATACTCATATGCTTTTTGTCATCTCTAATCTCACCAGTGTTTGCATCATAAACTAATTTATTACGATAGCGGTTCATCACATCTCTAAGGTATTGCTCTGCTTTTACCTTAGGTAGATTACCAACATCAATGTAGAAAATTCTTCTTTCTGGTGCGCGTGATAAGCGATAGATGACAATCGCATCTTCAATCATACGCAACTGGTTATGTACTTTGATTGCCTTATGGAGGAAACTAAGAGTCATCTTCTTAGTCATGTCCTGCAGTCCGGAACCACAGTATGTAATAGCATCAGAAGCAA